AGTAGCCGGGCCTCGCAGAAATATGAATGGTGCAGGGGCAGGTGGTAGATTGGTTGCCAATCGTAGAGGTACAGCAAGTGCCACACAGTTAGGATCACGCAGACAGCGTTACAGTGATCTTCGTACTTCATTTGGTTTAAGTGGTGGCTAGCTATGAACAAAGTAGAACAAGCGAGTCAATATATAGACCTCATTCGGGTAAAATCGAATGAGGCTTTACTGTTTTTATCACTTGGTAAAGATTCGCTTGTTCTGCTTGATTTAGTCTATCCGAAGTTTGACCGGATTGTTTGCGTGTTCATGTATTTCGTCAAGAATTTGGAACATATTAACCGTTGGATAAACTGGACTAAAGCCAAATATCCGAAAATAGAGTTTGTTCAAGTACCACATTGGAATCTCACTTATATTCTCCGTGGCGGTATGTATTGTGTGCCAAATCCGAAAGTAAAGCTGTTGAAGTTGGCAGATGTGGTAAAGGCTATGCAACTTACTCATGGAGTTTATTATACATTCTTGGGCATGAAAAAAGCTGACGGTATGAATCGTAGACTTATGTTGAAAGGGTATGAGGTAAACGGCTACGAGAATAACGGTATGGTTTATCCTTTAGCTGATTGGACACAAAAGGATATTCTTGCTTATATGAGGCAGCATAATTTACCCGAACCAGTTCGGTATTCATTGAAAGCCAGTTCGGGAGTAGGCTTCAATCTTGATTGTATGCTTTGGATGGAGAAGAACTATCCACAGGACTTACAGAGAATTTACAAAACTTTCCCGATGGCTGAAAGAGTACTTTGGGAGTATCATAATCAACAAAAGTAATATGTATGGAACTAAGTAAATATATCAAGAGTGAATCGGTAGAACTTAACCGTTCTGCCATTCGTTTTGCAGACTACAATCCGAGAAAACTTTCCGATGAATCACGCAAAGCATTAAAGCGTGGTATCAAGAAATTCGGATTGGTAGGTGGAATAGTTGTGAATAAGCGTACAGGGCTTACAGTCGTCAGTGGGCACCAGCGTTTGTCTGTCATGGACGAATTACAAAAGTTTCCCGATAACGACTATCGCATTCGTGTCGATGTCATTGACGTGGACGAACAGCAGGAAAAGGAGTTGAATATTCTAATGAACAACCCTAATGCACAAGGTTCTTGGGATTTTGACGCTCTTGCCCGTATTGTTCCTGATATTGACTGGAAAGATGCAGGATTGACGGATGCCGACTTGAATATGATTGGGGTTGATTTCCTTTTGCAGACCGAAGAAGAAAGCTCCATTGCTGACGAACTGGAAAGCATAATGTCGCCTGTAACAGAACAGAAAGAAGCCGATAAAGCCGCCAAACAGTTGGAACGTGCTGAAAAGGTAGCCCACATGAAAGAGGTCAAGCATCAGGTGAAAGAAAACGCACAGAAGCAAGCTGAGAACATGGATGCCTATGTGATGTTGTCCTTCGATACCTATGAAGCTAAAGCCGCTTTCTGCGAAAGGTTCGGGTATGAACCAGATATGAAGTTTATAAAGGGAGAAGTTTTTGATGAACAAGTAGAAAGAATAGATTAATTATTGGGAGGAAAGCTGAGTTAGAAAGAAAACATATAGCCAGTTATATCAGCAGTCCAGACGAATAATGTACAACGCTGGAAGACAATACGGGTTAGGTTCTGCAAGACAAAGAAACATAAGGGATAGAACGAAATCCATAATGGGAAGATATGCTGAGAAAATAGATAGCTATTTCTCAAAAAGAGGAGTTGATGTCTATGGAAACAAGCCAATTTCTCGCCGTGTATATATGGGTAACAATAACGGTTAAAATTATGATTGGCGATTTTATACTTTGGATAAGGAATGTTCTAAAGCAAAACCTGTTTTGTGTTCATCATTATGTTTGGAAAGGTAGTGTGATGTTCTCTGAGTTCAGGTATGAACAATGTGAGAAATGTGGAAAATTAAAGAAGTAATATGAGCAATAGTGAATCTCAAAATAGAAAAGGTAAAGGAGGAAGAAAGCCAAAGTTTGATTATACAAGCGAGGACTTTCTTTCTCTCGTGGAATCGTATGCCAAAAAGGGATTCACTGATAAGGAAATTGCCTATGCCATTGGGATTTTACCACAAACTTTCTGCGAAAAGAAAAGTGAGTACACCGAAATATCCGAAGTCTTAGCGCGTGGGCGCGCGACAATCAATGCCACTGTAAGGGCTAAATTCCTTGCAATGGCTCTCGGTGGCATAAAAACCAAAAGCACCGTGGTAAGAAAGCTCCGTGATTCAGAAGGGAATTTGACGGGCGAAGATGAATTACAAGTAAGCGAAAGCGAGTTGGCTCCTAATTTGCAAGCAATGTCCGTTTGGCTGTACCACCATGATGAAGATTGGAGAAAGATTGAGCGCAAACAAGATGAAGACGCTGATATTCCAACAGACATAGAGCATGGCATCAACATTGATTCTTGGATTAAAGACAAGCTGAAATGATAGTACCTCAAGAAATTTACCATCCATTATACGAGGATAAGGAAAAATTTATAATTCTTATTACCGGTGGGCGTGGTTCGGGAAAGTCTTTCAATGCTTCTACCTTTATTGAGCGGTTGACTTTTGAAATGACTCCCGTAGAGAAAATAGTTCATCAGATTCTTTACACCCGTTACACGATGGTTTCTGCCGGTATGTCTATCATCCCCGAAATGATGGAGAAGATAGATTTGGACGGTACCACGAAATATTTCAAGACCACAAAGACGGACATAGTCAATAAGATGACTAAGAGCCGTATCATGTTTCGGGGTATCAAGACTTCTTCCGGGAACCAGACAGCAAAACTGAAATCCATTCAAGGCATTACGACTTTTGTCTGCGATGAAGCGGAAGAGTGGACAAGCGAAGATGAGTTCGACAAGATAATGCTCTCCATTCGCAAGAAGGGTATTCAGAACCGGATTATCATTATAATGAACCCATGCGATTCCAATCACTTCATCTACAAGAAATACATTGAGAAAACTCACAAGCTGGTAGAAATTGACGGTGTGCAGGTTCAGATTTCCACTCATCCGAATGTGCTCCATATCCATACTACGTATTTTGATAACTTGGATAACCTTTCTCCTGAGTTCCTGAAAGAGGTGGAAGATATGAAGGTGAGTAATCCTGAAAAGTATGCTCATGTGGTTATCGGCCGGTGGGCTGACGTTGCAGAAGGTGCTGTGTTCAAGAAGTGGGGAATTGTTGACGAGTTCCCGGCTTGGGCAAAGAAAATTGCTTTCGGGCAAGACTTCGGTTATACGCATGACCCGTCTGCTTCCATTCGTTGTGGTATCGTTGATAACGCCCTTTACTTGGATGAAGTGGATTACCGTACTGGATTGCTTTCTTCTGACATCATCAAGACTCTTCGCCCGTGGGGATTGAAAGTCATAGCTGACAGTGCTGACCCTCGATTGATTCAAGAGATACACAACGGAGGAATCAAGATATATGCCGTAGAGAAAGGTGCAGGCTCTATCAATGCCGGAATTGACAAAATGAAAGATATGGAGATTTATATAACCAAACGCTCGTACAACTTGCAAAGCGAGTTCAGAAAGTATGTTTGGGCAAAGGATAAGGACGGGAACTATATCAACGAACCGGAAGACCATGACAATCACGGAATAGATGCTGTACGTTACTATGTATTGGGTGAGCTTCTTGGCAAGATTCAGAAGCCGAAAGATTTAACAGGAATATTCACACATTAAAAATATAAACTATGCCATTGAATTTAGAAGAAATATTAGCATTGCCTGACATCGGGCAGAAGATAAACTACCTGAAGAAAGGTAGGAAGACTGAACTTCCCGACCGTTGCAAACTTTGGGATGATTGGAATCCGGAACGACATGAAATCATGGTTGACAAAAAGAAGTATCCGGACAGAAAAGTACTTGATAAGGAATCCGAAAAAGTTTTCGATGAAAAAACTGGTAAGACTTATGAAATCGAAGCAAAGTATAAGACTGAACCGGTGAACCGTATTTCTATTCCATTGGAACAAGATATAGTGAACATTCAAACTGCTTTCACGGTCGGCACAGAACCGTCTATGGATTGCACTCCGACTGATGATGATGAAAAGAAGCTGCTGGATGCGGTAAAGGCTGTATTTAAATCCAACAAAATCAAATACCAAAACAAGAAGATTGTCCGTGCCTGGCTCTCCGAACAAGAAGCGGCAGAATATTGGTATGTTACCGATGATGATTCGTTTTGGGCAAAGTTTTGGAAGAAAATAAAGACTTCTTTCGGGGGGAAGGTCAAGCCCACCAAGAAACTGAAAAGCGTGTTATGGTCTCCATTCAGAGGTGATAAGCTATACCCGTTCTTTAACGACGAAGGTAAAATGATTGCTTTCTCACGTGAGTATAAAAAGAAGCTCATGGATGATTCGGAGGTCATCTGCTTTATGACTATCACGGACAAAATGGTTTATCAATGGGATTTGTCTAAAGGATATGAAGAAAGAACTCCTTTTGCTCATGGATTCCCAAAACTACCGGTTCTCTATGCTTATCGTCCTGAACCTTATTGCAAGAAGATAAAGACCTTCCGGGTCCGGTTGGAGAAACTATTATCCAATTATGCTGATTGTATAGACTACCATTTCTTCCCACTATTGAAGCTAATTGGTGATGTAGAGGGTTTCATGGGTAAGGTTAAGGATAGAATGGTCAAACTTACAGGTGAAGGTGCGGATGCCCAGTATCTGACGTGGAACCAAGTTCCGGATACGGTACGTTTTGAAGCAGAAACACTCACTAATATGGCTTATGATATGTCAAACACTCCAAGAATATCGTTTGAGACATTGAAAGGCATAGGCAAGGCTTCCGGCACTGCTTTCCGCTTCATGTTTATGGGTGCACATATGGCGGTAGAAAATCACGGTGAGGTTATCGGTGAGTTCTTGCAGCGAAGAGTAAATTTCATTGTTTCCGCTTTAGGCTCTATCAATCCAACCGAGTTTAGCAAGGCATCGCAGACCATTGACATAGAAACAGAACTGGTTCCATATATGATTGATGATTTGAATGATAAGGTGACTACTGCCGTTTCCGCTGTCAGTGGTGGCATCTGGTCAACGCGTGAGGGAATCATGTTTGCCGGAAATGCTGACCGCATCGAAAGCGAATTGAAAGAAATTAAAGAGGAACAAGCAGCAAAGAATGAGCAAATCGGAGATAAGGGAAAGAAAAACGCCTCTTAGTTAGAAAAATTACGGGACTTATAGTTTTAGTATAAGAAAAATAGTTAGCGGTGGCTTCAAAGAGTTGCCGCTATTTTTTTTGCTCTTTTAAATTATAAATATTAGAATATAATTTTGAATTATAGAATTATATATGTATTTTTGTCACACGATAATTGAGTAACCAATGAGAATATTTACCGAACAAGCATTAAAAGAATATGCAGAGAACCATCCCGATTCAAAGGTCGCTTTGCAAGAATGGACTACCATTGTGAAAAGAAGCAAGTGGACCTGTTTTGCCGATATTAAGAAAACGTTTAATAGCGTTGATAATGTAGGTAATCAACACTATGTTTTCAATATCAAAGGCAATAACTATCGTTTGGTAGTAGTGATTAAATTCACTATTCAGTTTGTGTATATTCGCTTTATTGGTACTCATAAAGAATATGATAAAATAGATTGCGCTAATATTTAGGATTATGACAAAGATAGAAAATCAAGCCCAATATGAATGGGCGGTGAAAAGAGTAGAGGAACTTCTTCCATTAGTGAAAGATGATACTCCTTTGAATGACCCAAATAGCATAGAATTGGAGCTTCTTTCTAATTTGGTTGCTGATTATTCCGAAGAACATTTTGCATTGGGAGAACCAACACTTGTGGATGTTCTTAAACTTCGTATGTACGAAATGGGGCTTAATCAAAAATCACTTGCAAAGTTAGTTGGTGTCAGCCCATCACGATTAAGTGATTATATATCTGGTAAATGTGAACCAACCTTGAAAGTTGCTCGTGAGATAAGCCGGAAGCTAAATATTGATGCAAATATAGTGTTGGGAGTATAAGTATAAGTTTTTGTCGTGATATATTTTAGGCGTGATTCATTCGGTTTCACGCCTTTTTTTATACCATTTTACGACAATCGTTTTATTGTCGTGTATCACCTATCTGATAATTTTTCACCTTCTTTATAAATAACGAAATTTACCGTAGAAATTTATAAATCAAATTCATACGGTATGACAATCTTAGAACAAATCTTAGCAGGGCTACAACAGAAATTCGCTGGGGTGGACACTGCTATTCTTACCCGCATTGCCACCAAAAAGGCAGAGGGTGTAACGGACGAGACAAAAGTAAACTCCATTGTTGAGGGTCTCAGTTTTTCGGACGTGCTTAATTCCTATGGTGATTTCCGTGCCGGGGATGCTTCAAAAACGGCAGTGACTAACTACGAGAAGAGGCATAACCTTAAAGACGGTAAGCCAATCGAGACTACCACAACCACCAAAACGGAAGAGAATAAAGACGATGTGCCTGCATGGGCGCAAGCTTTAATTGACTCCAACAAGAACCTTTCTGATAAGCTAACACAGTTAGAAACGGAAAAGGCTCAAGCAACACGTAGCCAGCAGATTTTGGCAAAGGCAAAGGAGTATGGTATTCCCGAAAACTACGCCAAACGA